GAAGGCGAGTGAGGAACGAACCCCTTCTTGCACCCGAGCGGAGCGGAGTCCCCGACCGAGCGTAGCGAGGCTAGTCCCCGAAGGGGATCGAGGGAAATACGAGTGCTTGCACACCGTGCTGCGGTTTTGTTGGCTGCTTGTTGTGATAGTGATTCAGTCGGCACAGTTTAGCTGGCGATGTTTTCCTGGCAGGTATGCGGTAAAGACCCTGGTTGTTCGGCCCGGGCAAGAGACACGGAACAACAAGAGCCACTGCCGAAACGGAACCAATTGGGGATCAAACGGCCCCCGTTTGTGCGGTCCAGCGGCAGCGCTGGTCCCCGAAGGGAAATTTTTTTGGGTTATTTCAGGGTATAAAGAAACCCCGAACGGTATGGGCGCCCGGGGTTCTTTGTTTGTTCTCTTAGAATGTATCGGTAAAAGTTTCCTCTTTAGTCGAGTAGACTGTTTTGGTGCAACCCATTCCGGCTACAAGGTCTTTCATCATCTTCTGTCCGGCGTTGGTCTCGGCCAAAAATACTTTTGACTCTCCTCTTCCGATTCCTCCGATTGAGGGCGACAATCCACGGATGATGGTAACCTTCTGCAAGCGATCGCCACACCATGTGCGAATCTTAGCCTCGGCGTTCGCTTTGAAACGGCCACCATCAGAGGCTCCGAAGCCAGCATCCACAATCACTAATTCAGTAGGGGTGTGAGTCTCAACGAAGTCACGCACATCTGACATGTCAAGGATGCTGTTCCACATGACAATCAAGGCGATTTTCAGGGTGCTGACTTCCTGGGGTGATTTAACTTTTTGGGTCATTACAATACCTTTCAAGGGTTTGACGGTCCCATACACCGCCGATTGAAAATGTGCGAACCCCGTTGGCGGGGCCCGCTGGAAAACAAAAGCGTCTACACTTTACCCACCGGGGGCGTTTTTTTTTCCAGCGTGCCACGACAACACTGTGATGAACCGGCAAAACGGTTCTGGGGTTGAGCGACACCGCTCAGTCAAGGGATCAAACACCATGTTTGTGCGGTCCAGCGGCACCGCTGGTCGAGTGTGCGGCGATCCGCACCTCAGGGAAATGCGTGGCCTGTAGACCACCTGGATTCGAACAGAACCCGGAGAGGTTTTGTTACCAGCAACACTGTGCAACTGTAAACGGTGAACAAGCACGAAAGACCTGAGTTTATAGGGAGGTGGATATCTTAAGTGTGCGATACTGACACACATGCTTGGAATGTGCTTCGTTTTGCAGCAGGTTGGCCCCCGGAGGGCAAGAGGTTTGTGTTTTGTAGCGGATGAGACTTGGTGTGTTCGATATGTCCTGGATGTTTTATCGACGATACGACTTGGTGTTCGTGGATGCGATGGGGGTGGGGGTCCCCCCTTCGTTGGTCAGCCGAAAGTGATATATATCCCGCATCCACAAGTTTGACTATAAACTCAAGGATTGCATCTGAAGAAGGCTCTAGCGAATCCCTGTGGTGTTTGGCTTCTTTTTCTGGTCCTATCTGCACTTTCTGGCATATTGGAGATGTAGTTAACTGATCCCTTCTTCCTAGCGGTTGTTTCTCCAACGATTATGGACAGAGGAGGGGTAAACGTCCCCCATAGCAGTGTCTGTTTTGAATATGTTTCTTCTTCTGGGTTATCTGCTAATCCTGCGAAGTCGTATGGTTGATACCTGAATTGTGGTTCTCCGAGGTAGTTCTTGAGTCTTCCTATGGGATTTTCTAGTACCCACCATTCGGGCTTGGTGACTGCTACTATTCTCAGACAGGCATCTGCTATAGCCAGTCCTTCTAGTAGTGGTTGGACACCTTTTGTCTTCCACCAGCCTTGTCCTGACATTGCGAAGTGGGTACATGGTGGTTGTGCTATAATGCCGTGTACTTTGCCTGGGAAGGTCATTAGGCGTACATCTGACCCGTCTAGGTCTATATCTACCTGTCTCACTTCGTATTCATCACCGGCTTCCCTATATGGTTCGCTCCAGACCCCTGAGTGGTCACATAGGGATAATATGACTTTCTTCATGTTCTTCTTCCTATGGAAGATAATAGAAATAGCCGTCCCCCAGTCGTGCGAAGAAACGACCAAAGGACGGCAGAACAAAAGGGCAGAGTTTCAGTCTCCTTCGTATTCTTCAACTTCTCCAATGGGGATGCTGACCAGTTGTGGTCCATTCTCTCCCATATCGACTGATTCCAGGTTAAGGAAGTAGTGTTCCCATGCTTCTTCGTGGTCCATGCCTCTAGTCATGAGTTCTTCGATTAGGAGGTCCGTGGAGTACAGTGCGACGGTATTTCTTCCGCATTGAGTAGCGGTCCCTATGAGGCAATCGTCGAATCCGGCAATAACTACTGCTTCTGGATTCTTCTCTATTAGTTTCTCGATAACGGAGTTGGTCATTTCAGCCACCTCTTTCCCCGTCAGCATAGATACTTCATTGGGGACTTGGAGTCAAGTTCTGAAATGCTAACTACGCATTGAGTGGGTATTGAGGTCAATCCTCCGAATGTGTAATCTGTAGTAAAAGAGTCTGCGACTGTTATTTTTTCTTTTGTGTTTTCGACAATCCAGCCGACAGTTACACAGAGTATGGGTTCTATTTCTTCTTTTATCTCGGAGATGGTTCCTACCCAGTCAGACATGGAGATTATGTCTTTCCAGACAATAACTGTCACCTTATTAGGTAACTTATCTTTCTTTGACTTAGGTTCCTGTTTAGGTTTCATCTTCGCCTTAGATTGGCTAGATCTCTTGATCCCACTCAAAACCCCCCCTCCCCCCATTGCTTTTTAGGGCAATGAGTCAGAGGGGGGACGTGAGGAGGTGTGACTAACTGAGAGCAACTCATTTTCGCCTTGAGTTGGCTGAGTCTCTTTCACCCTGCTACCGAGGACCCCAAACCTGGAGGCCCCCGTCCTTTCGGACGAGGCTCACAGGCATGGTACAGGTGTCTATCGGTGGGTCAAGGGGTTAGAACGGAACTTCTTGAGAAGTAATTGGGGATTTGGGGAACTCCTCAGTGGATTTCTCTCTTGTGCATGTATCTCCGTGGAATGCGCCATCTTTGTTGCATGGTACATTTTTCCCCTTCTTGGATTTGGCCCAGTAGATCTCTGCTTGGCAGTATTTACATGGGTTCTTTGAAGGTTTCTGGCTTTCTGGTATCACCCAGATCCAGGTTCCGTCTTCCTTCTGAGTTCTTTCGGTTGCCGTCCCTTGAGAGCCTCCTGAGGCACTTGTGGGTTGACTTCGTAGTAGATCTCTGATTTCCTTGAGGAGAGATACGACCTCGCTGGTTTCATCGAACATGATGGAACCCCCTTTCTTGTGGGTATTATACTGATATGCGTGGTTTAGTCAACCTAAGATCCAAGGGGAGTCAATGAAAAAGGGACAGAAGCAAGAGCAGAAGAATCCGGACGTTGGGGTCAACAGACAGGCTCAGGTGGGTGGTTACTTGATAAGGGAGAAGCGTAGATCTGACATGAGTGTGGCGATTGATCAGGGTTTGCATTTCACGGATGCTGCTGAGAGGGCTGGCATTCCCTTTGAGGTAGCCATGAGTGCGTCCCGTAAGGATCCTGAGTTCTCTGAGTGGTATGAGGTGAGTAAGGACCGTCCCCGCCTATCGTTGGTCACAAGGCGGAAGTATGAGCCGAAGACATCTCTCCAGATCAAGTCGGACTTTATTAACAAACTCAGCCAAGTGGGTCTATTTGACAAGATCTGCACAATGGCGGAACATGCTGACCCTGAGACTGAAGAGGGTAAGCAGGTACTGGGATTCTTCATGAGGTACATTGTGAAGGACATGTTACCGAAGGAGACGGCTGCGAAGGTGGAGCATTCTGAGACTGCCAGTTACGAGAAACTCACGGATGCTGAGTTATTAGAGCAGTTGCATAGTAGGCGAGAGAAGCGTATTGCTTATACGAAGGAGATTGACGATGCTGACGACAAGCGTCTGTCTCATACTGAGAAATACATAGAGCAAATAGAGGAAGAGGAGCCTGAAGATGTCGGAGAATCTGAGTAGGGAAGAGTTACTTGAGGAACTAAAACTTGAGGAGGAGTTGTCTAGACGCAAGGAGTTCGACATTTTGGGGCGATTGGCTCCAAACAAGCGTCAATGGGACTTTATCAATGTGCATTCTCACGAGACTTTGTTTGCTGGGTTGAATCAGGCTGGTAAGTCAACGGCGTTGTGTATCAAGGCTGCCTACCATTTGACTGGTTTGTATCCTCCTGACTATGTGGGTGTGCGTTTTGAGGAGCCTATCAATGCTGCTATTGGGGGTGAGACTGCCCAGAGTACCCGTGACTTGCTATGTGAGCGTCTTTTGGGTGAATTGACTGACCGTGGTTCTGGTTATTTGCCAGCCAACACGTTCCACCCTCAAGAGGACATTAAGAGGTTGAGTGGTGGTATCACCAACCAGATCGACTTTTTCAGGGTTAAGCACCATGATTCTACGGGCAAGTTCAATGGTTACTCGAAGTGTTATGTATTCTCGTATTCGACTGGTTGGCAGCGACTTCAGGGGTACACCTTGCATTGGATTGGGATTGACGAAGAGCCTCCCTTCCCTGTGTATGACGAGTTCTCTGCTCGTTTGAATGCTACCAATGGGTATATGGACATTTCAATGACTCCTCTCCAGGGTGAGACTGAGTTGTACTTAATGTTTGAGCAGAGCCAGGATCCAATGGCTAGGTTCCTTTTGAACTATGACATCGACGATGCTTCCCACATGACGGACGATGACCGTAGTCGTCTAACGCAGAAGTACGAGAATCACCCCTTGGCTGAGGCTCGTCTTCATGGTCGTCCGGTCCGTGGTGCTGGTTTGATCTACACGATTCCTGACGAGATGTTAATGGTGGAGGATTTTGAGATCCCGTCCAACTTCAAGAAGATCATAGGTTTGGATTTCCCTCACAGTGTGGGCAACTTTGCAGCGGCCAAGTTAGCCTATGACGAGGAGAATGACGTTATTTACCTATGTGGTGAGTACAAGGAGGCTGCTAAGGAGTCGTACCATTATGCCCATAGGGCTATGTGTATGGGTGCTGGCGACATTCCGTGTGCTTGGCCTCACGACGCTGGCCGTGGTTTTACGGACGGTTCGACGGTGGCTTCTAAGTACAAGGACATGGGATTGAACATGCTCAAGGAGTTCTCTCACATGGTAAACCCTGAGGGGAAGAAGACTTTTGCGGTAATGCAGGTTATTGAGGATATCTGTGACCGTATGGCTACTGGTCGATTCCGTGTATTCTTAACTTGTCAGGAGTTCCTAAAGGAGAAGCGTCGTTACAAGCATGACAATGGTAAGGTTGCAAAGCGTCAGGATGACCATATTATTGACGCTGTACATAAAGCGGTAATGATGTTGCGTTTTGCTCGTTCTGATGGTATGGATAAATCGTTGCCGAAGAAACTTCCTAACTTGGATTTCTTTTCGGATTTTTAAGGAGGAGAAGAAGATGCCACGTAAGAAAATAATAAGTAGAAGGTAGATAATGCAACTACCAGAAGCACAGGAACTAATCAAAAGGTTTGAGTACCTAAAGGGCCGTCGAAACAATTTCGAGAAGGCTTGGCAGGACATCACAGACCTTATGATGCCTTACCGTGGGGACATTACTACTAAGCGTTCACAAGGGCAGCGTAGGGTTAAGGGTGTCTTTGACACTACAGCCATGAATGCTGCTGACTCCTTTGTGAACTTTATCAAGGGTGCAATCATCCCTTCAGGCAATGACTGGGTGAGGTTGAGGGCTAAGGCTCCATTCTCTGATGTCCTTGCTGTCCGTCAGGTTTTGGATGTTGTAGGCGAGCGTATCCTTGCGGCATTAGCGGACAGTAACTTCTACAAAGAGAGTGCGACATTCCTCAGGGACTTCGCTGTCCTTGGTAATGGAACTCTCCATGTCAGAGAAGACATTCCTCGATTGGGGAAAAAGAACCGAGGGACATTCGGTGGTTTAGTTTTCGAGGCTGTCCCTATTGGACATATATGGTTCCAAGTAGGGCACAGGGGTAGACCTAACTACATTGTCAGGCAAGTGGTAATGACTGCCCTCGATGCGTTCAGGTTTTTTGAAGGTGCGGCGGGTCCAGATGTGGAGTATAAACTAAACGCTGGTGACCCGATGGGAGAAGTCTCGTTCCTTCACTTTGTATTCGAGAACGAGGACTTCATTCCCGGCGGTGTCATTTCTCCTGAGGACCGTGAGTATGTAGGTGTGTATGTCGCTGGTGCTGGTGATGCCAGTCTCGGCAAGGGTGGGATTGGTGGTCCTACTGTCATCCGTAAGGCGGGTTATGACACTTGTCCTTACATTGTTGCTAGATGGATGGTTGTAGACGGAGAAGAGTATGGCCGTGGCAGGGGTCACCTTGCTAGGGCCGACGCAATGGGAATCAATGAACTGCGTAGGCAGATCCTGATCGCTGCTGGTAAAGATCTCAATCCCCCATTAATGGTAGAGCATGACACTGTAGTAGAGTTGGACATTACTCCTAACGGTCTAATGGTTACTCGTCCTGCTGTGAAGATGGGTCCGCAGTATCTCAAGTCTGACACTAACTATGCTATTGCCGATTCTATTGCTCGTCAGGATCGTGATCAGATTCAGAAGGCTTTCCTCGGAGATATCCTTGAGGAGCCGGACACTCAGCCCCGTTCAGCGGAAGAGAGTCGTCAGCGTCAAAACCGAGCGTTGTCTCGTCTATCGGCCTCTGCTGATACGGTGAACTATGAGTTCCTGGATCCATTGATCCAATCTGTCATTGACATTATGTACCGTGCTGGCTCCCTTCCTGAGTTGGATTACTTACAGGAAATGGCTCCTGACGCTGATTTCGAGATCGTATATCAGTCACCTTTCTTCACTGCTCAACGCCAGAGTGGAGTAACCAGGGTTCAGGCATTCATGGAGCGGCGACTAGCATTGTTCCAGGTTACGCAGGATCCTATCTGGCTTGACGATTTGAATTCGAGTGAAGCGACTAACTATGACGCTAGGGTCAGTGATGTCCCTGCCCAGATACTCAGGAGTCCTGAAGAGGTAAGTGCGATCAGGCAAGCGAGGGCAGAGCAGAAACAGGTGGAACAGCGTATGGCCCAAATGCAGCAAGTCGCTGCGATGCAACAAGGCGGCCCGCAGCAGGGTCCACCGCAGCAGGGTCCACCGAAACAAAGGGCACCGCAACAAGGAAGTGGTACTAATGGACAAGTTTGATAACTTGATAGGGGCCAACTCGGGCTTCAGGGGGCAGGAGTTAGTGGACTTCAACAGGGGTACCAGTAAGGCAGCGGCCAAGGGTTCCCTTGCCGGTCTAGTCACCGCATCTTTTGCCGTCGGCGGGGCCGGGGTGGTTAGGGTTGGCGGCACGGTGTTAAAAGCATTAGCCGCTCCCACTCCGTTTAATCCGGGAAGAAGAGCGATGCTACAAGTAGCGGCATCTGCTCCGTTAATCCTGGGTTCCCCCACAGTACGAAGGGTCGTCCAAAATCTGCCACGAGCGAAAAATCTGCTACGACCGGGAAATCCGCTCGGTCCGCGTGATGTTGCAATGAGATACCCTGGCCATGTACTAGGGACTCCGATTGGGACTACGAAAGATACCATATCGCATATTCTTAAGGTACAGCGTGGTAAGGGCTTTGAAGGGGCACGGGGACATCTGCTAAGTAGGATGGAAGATGCGGCTCGTGCCGCAAAGTATAAGCCCTTCTCCCATGCTATAGGGCCGAAACCAGTTCCCCCACCAGTTCCCACTAATATTACTCCAGGACTTAGCACCTTTAGTGGGTTTAATCGGTTCCCCTCTCCGACAGGCCGTCCAATGAACCCAGGAATGATGCAGAGGTGGCTTAACTCACTGAATGCACCGCCTAAACCACCAGACTTTTGGTAAGTAACAGAGAGGACCACTAATGCTCAGTAAGGAAGAAAGGATTTTCTTGGTTGAGACTGAAGAGATCTTCAAGACCGAAAAGGGTCAAAGAGTATTGGACTACTTGAAGAAGGTACTCCATGCAGAAGAGACTCTTGAGCCGGAAGAGATCCTGAATAAAGACCTAGAGGCGGCTGGCCGTGTGGAACGGCATCATATAGATCCGATTGCTTTTGCTAAAAGGCAGGGATCTAGAGCAGCCTATTTTAAGATTGAAGCCTTGGTCCGACAGGGCAAGCGAGTCAGAGAGGATGTTACGAATGAGTAGTTTGGATGAATCCCTACCAGCAGACCTGGAGGGTCGAGATGCCTTGGTTGGCAAGTTTTCCTCAGTGGAGGATTTGGCTATGTCGTACCACAGTCTGAGCAAGAAGATGGGTGAGGGCAGTAGGGTTCCGAGCGAATCGTCTTCCCCAGAAGAGTGGAGTTCTTTCTATAGGGGACTTGGTGCCCCTGAATCTCATGATGGATACCCTGTCCCAGAAGGCACAAACGAGGAACTGAGTGGCACTCTTTCAACGGCTAGGAAGAACGCCTTCCTCAAAGGGGTGTCGGTAGATCAGTGGCAAGAGGTTATTGCTCCAATCCTTGAACTTGAGAAGGACCGCAAGTCCAATCTCGATACGGAGCAAGCCAAGTCAGTCAAGGCATGGCAAGAAGCCGCAAGGGAGAAGTACGGTAATCAATTCGAAACAAAGTCTGCCCTTGCAGAGCGAGCCTATGCTAAGGTGATAAAGGACAACCCTGAACTTGATAGGGTTTTTAATGTAACTGGGATGGGTCACCATCCTGAAGTAATGGACTTCATGGTTAAGATGGGAATGAACATGGCAGATGGAGCGGTTCCGAACAGCGTTGGAGGTAGCGATTTTGGAACAGACCATTCCTCTCTGGCTGCTAGGGCGAGGAAGTTGGCGAAACTGGGAGCGATCTACAATAGTCGTCACCCAGACTACGACGAGCATTATTCTGAGTTCATGACCATCCAGAAGCAACTGTCAGAAGATGGCTTCAATGGCATGTCCGATCCAAGGTTACAGCCCGATAGTTCGTGGGTTAGGGGAAGTTAATGGCTAAGAAGAAGAAGCAACATCGTCATCCGAAAACCCAGCAGGAGTATGAGGCCAAGTACGGGCCACCTCCAGTAATCGCCCACCACGGCAAGTCGGAATTTGAGGGGGCATCCCCTTTGCCTGGATGGGGAGTGGGTCCAGGTATACACTCCGCCACTGTGTGGATAGGGGCGACAGGTAATCAACCAGGATACATGGCAGATTATAGCGTATATAATCGAAAGCCTCCGATTTACTTGTCTCCGAATTTAACCTCAATTCCGCATTCTACTTCCAAGAAGGCACCCCCTGCTGTTGAGCAGAGGGACTACTACCCGGAGCCGCTTCCTGGGTATGTACCTCCTCCGGATACTAAGGCACCCCCTAACTCCAAGACGACACCGAAGACGAAAGGTGGGCAGGGGAATCTATATACTCCCGGCATGAAGCACTTAAGTGGTCCCCGACCTTCCGGAAGCAAGCCCGATGATAGAGCCAAAGTTATTGAACAGGCGATGGGTGCCCACCGTAATCCAGGAGGAAGAACTGCTGAACTCGGCCTAGCCACTGCCGCTGAGACTAAACGAAGGTCACTCTACACCCCCATCAACCCTGGGGAGGCTCTTCCTACGCTAAAGCAAGTTAGGATTAATGACTTGCTCTCGGATTCCCAAGGGCACAGGGAAGAGCAGAAAAAATTATACCCTATAACCCATCCGACCGCTGGATACGCTGACCATTCCGCTCGGGAGGAAACTTTCCTTGGCGACATGGTAATGGGCAGAATGCTTAAAGAAGCCAGAATCAATAGCCTATTGGAGAAGACTAGAGCCGGAGATTTGGCTAATGAGATGAGTTTGAACAATCTAATCGAGAAGAGCATGTCCGAAAGAAGTAAAATAGAAAAACTACTGCGAGGTTCAGGGGACTATAAAGAAAGAACCGCAGAACTACTTAACTCCACCCCTAAACCGAAGAAAAAGAAAAAGAAGAAATAACTTGACAATTAGTTACCAAGGGTGATTAATTGTCTTATCTGATAACCGAGAGGCCAGATTGACAGCAGGAAAGACTGCCGGATGTGGGCTTACGTACAAGCCAAGAGGAGCCGGATAACCGATAACTCTTCGACAATGTAACAGTTGTCAATGAAAGGGTTATCATCATGGCGATGACCGACCTTGGAAACCTAACTGGCAGTGGCGGTACCCTTTTCGGTACTGGTGTAAATGAGAATGCCTATAGCGTTTCCAACCTGTACAAGCAGGTATACACAGATCTGGTTAGACTCCAGATCCAACAATTTGATTCACTTCTTTCCGACACCCTCATGAACGAGTCTATCGAAGGCGAAGTAAAGTCCTTTGATAAGTACCTCAAGCATGACGTTTCCAAACTCAAGACGAGGAGTCGTTTTGGGCAATGGGGAGACGGTACGGATGCTAATGCGTATGGCGCCACCGATTCAGAGCGTAGGCTGATCGAACCTCAGTGGTTTGAGTATGCTGAACTCTTTGATCCCCGTGACGAGGTTGGTCTTCTAAAGGCCATTGCTCCTGACGGAATGTACCTTGCGAACATCGCTGCGATCTTCAACCAGAAGAAGGACCAACTGATTCTGGACGCACTCTCGAAGAATGTTCTTGTCCAGACTCGTACTGGTGCTGGTGTTACAGCCAATACCACTACTGCGTTTGGAACTGCGGTTTCGGGTGCCCTTGGTGGTACTGGTGTCGCCACTGGGGAAGTTGCCATTACTGCTGGTGGGGTAATGACTCTCCAGGCTGGTTATGAAGGTCTTGAGATCGGCTGTAAGTTAGCAAAAGCCGCTGGGAATTCGGATACCACGCCACTGGTTAAGTTTGATACTGCTGGTACTTCTGCTTCAGCAGCGGTTTTTGTAGCGGGGACTGCGATTGATGTCACAGCGGCAGCACCAGACCTTACTCCGGGTGCTACAACTGGTGCTAATGCGGTAACTGAGTTCAATATTGAGAAGTTGATCCGTGCCCGACAGAAGTTGGATGCGAACAACGCCTTGATGCCGGGTATGCCATACATCTGTGTGCTACACCCAAACCAGTTCTATAGCCTCATGGCCGATTCTACGGATACTCGCTTTACCAGCATTGACTTCAATGAAGGTAAACCTCTCTTCCAGGGTACGGCATTTGTGTTCATGGGCTTCGAGTTCCGTTTGAGCAACCTTCTTCCACAGGCAAGCATTACGATTCCCAAGGGGAATGGCTCTTTGGTGGGTGGAAAAGTAACCCTTGATGTTGCGAACGATGATGGGAACGCTGTCCGCTATTCCTACTTCTACACCCCAGCGTGTGGAATCTTCGGTATGAATGCGGGTATGGAAGTTCGTTTCGATGAGATTCCAGAACGTGGTTACTCATTGCAAATGTGGCATCAGGTTGGCATGAATGGTCTCCGCATGGATGGTGATTGCATTGTCCGTGTTGCTTCCGTTGACAACGCCGCTTAGTAGTTAGCGATTCAGGGGGGCGGGAATATGGGTAAGTCTCACGGAGAATCTGACAAGTTTCTTCGTAGATTTACGGGTAGTCCCGTCCCTATCATTTCGGAAACCTGGGTGGCCCTACTTACGGTTATGCCTACGAGTAGTAGCCCTACCGGGTATCAAGAGTGGAGAGAAACTGACACTGTGATCATTGTCAGGAAAAGGGTTTACCCTGAGATCCAGGTGGATACTAGTCTCACATACTGGAGCCTACCTGCTGTGGATGGTTCTGCTAAAGAGATCCATAACGTAAACGGAGTGAGGTGGTCAGCGTCTGAGACGAACCCCTTGCTTGATGGATCTGAGACTATATTGGGAGTAGGCATATTTGGATCATCAACGGGTTCAGATTTGCTCTACTGGAACGAAATAACAACAACACTTACGGTGTCACAGGGTGAAGCCGTAGTCTTCCTCGACGGGAAGATCAAAGTTACGGAGCAATAAAATGAGTAACAGTTCTTCTGCCGGGGATAGTCTCGGCCTTTCGGTTGGACGTAATCCAGCAATGGGATCGTCCTTTTCTATTTCTGGGTGGGTCGATCTTCTGCATACTTGTGCGGAAACAGGAGTTGTCACAGATCATTCTGGTCCCAATGCGATCTTGCAAAAAGGTCTCGATGCGATGATTAGCAACTTTACTTCCATTGCTGTAACTGGTGCCTTGGATCCAACTAAAATGGGGATTGCGTTCTCTGCAAGCAATCCGGTACTGGTCGCTGGAGATGATTTCACATTTGGTGCTGGCAACGACATTATACCAATTACCACGAATATCACAGCCGATGTTGTTGGCGATGCGTTCTTTGACACGACACCCGGAGCCTTGTTCGAGGGTGCCGATGTTGCAGGAAGTGCGGGGAACGATGTGTTTACTGGGGAAGCGATTGCCGGGTCCGCACCGAGTAGGTCGATTGTTACGAATAACGGTGCAGCATTGGTCGTCAAAGCAACGGGTGCGATTACGGAGATTGATTGCATTGCGTTGGTGAATGTCACCAGTGGCGCTGCTGGGTCGGCCTTTGCTGCTAGAGCGTGTAATGCATCAGGTGTTGCGTTGACAGGTGATCTGGGCATGACACGGATTACTATGTCTACTAACGATACGCTATCCGTAACATGGACGATTACGATCACTGCTTCTTAACCTAGACCTTTCTGTCGCTGGGAGGGACGGTTTAGTTCGGGCTGCCGTCCCTCCCTTTTTAGGGAGTCCCGATGGCGTTCAGAACACTGACTTTTGATACGGTCACGGCACACCCTGTAGATGGCTACCCTGCTACTGCTTCGTACTACTCAAGCACTGCACACACAATCAACAGAGTATTCATAATCAAGGAGAACGATTCTCCCCTGACGATGAACATGACGCTGGATCAACTGAAGACGGACATCTTCGGAGACTCTCTGACTTTTGCTTTGCTTGCGGATAAACCAAACACCTTCGGTGATGTGTCCAGCGGCACAGATGTCGCCAGATGGAGGTCTTGGTACAATCCAACAAACTCAGTCAGTGGAGGTGCTGGTGCAACGAAGCCATCGTACTTGATAAACGGAACAGGTCAAACAGCACGACCAACGATGCTTTTCGATGAGGGTGAAATTGCGACAATACCATCCGCATATTTCCACTTCGCATCATCGGACCAGTTCACCATCTTTGTTGCATTCAAAGCAGTCACCAAGAACTCTTCAAGAGAAGCGTATCTATTCGGAGGCACGAACCCATCAAGAGCAGATCTTCTATCTGTATGGGGAATCGACAACAACAAGTGTGCAATCATCGACAACGCTAACAATGAGGCACTCTGGTCTGGATCGCTAATGACTGGCGACACAATCAGAATGCTATCTCACAACACAAGCGGAACGAATTTCAACTTCATAAACAAGGCGAATACCACAGATGGTGACCAGGGTAGTGGAACCTTTCAGATCAACGAACTTCTAGTTTACAACGAGTCGATTGATACGATGGGAACAACTCGAAGACAATTACTGGAGGGATACCTCGCACATAAATGGGAAACAAACTCCTCATTGCGGAATGCAAACGGGACAACTGGTCATCCTTATGTGACGACTGATCCAAGAGACTCCAAGGGTGATTACACTGTGAGGAAGTTCAACTCAACCATGTCAGTGGTGAACTTCGGTTATGTTGAGGGTTCCCCACCATCGTTGAGCGATGTTACCTTCGGAGCCGGGAACACATTCACTCGCCAAAACCTCACATCCCCAGTCTCAGTTGCAGCGGGTGAAGTTGTGCAGTTTGTTGTTGAGGACATGGAAGAGCCAGGGAAAGTCTATATCAAGATTGACTATACCTGATGGCAATCACCAGAGTTGAATACGATATAGGAACTGCTTCCATAAACGGAAACATCGCATTTGCCTCTACTCCTCAAAACGGTGACCTGCTTGTCGTTGCTCTTATGGGAGGAAAAGACAGTAACGGGATCCCTACAACAGAAGCAGCAGGTCCAACTCTTACTAGCACTACTTCAGCGAGTAGTCCAAGGATTCAGTTTGATCTCATCGACCAAGGCAACTTCGGTGGCAAAGCACGGCTCTCCATCTTTGCTCGTATATGGGAGACAGGAGACGATGAGCGGATTGACTTTGGAACCTTCAGTGGAACCGGAAATGGATACTTGTTCGCTTCATACCGTGGGACAAATGTCACGCAAGTAACCTCGGGAACTTCTCCGGTGGTCCCTGTTGTGACTGGTGTATTCCAGAACAGTGGGAAGCACTCAGTCAACAATACCATCTCATGGGATCTCTTTACT